TTTTTATTGGATCAAATTAAGGAGATGCGGTGGCAACACTAGACGGCTTTGAACATATTGCCGAACGGCCAACAGACGCGATTGGTGTACCACTGCTCTCAGGAAGTACTTTTGTTAATACTTCCAACACTTATGACTGTGCCATTGCTGGCCTGCCATTTTTCTTTGCTGTCAACGATAAGTACCCATACAAGCGTGAGACAGCTCAGTACCGCAAGCAACAGATCGATCAGCAAAAGGAACCAGGTGAGCAGACGCTCACAGGCTGGTGGCTACGCAGCCAGTCCTCGTTCCACTACGGCGCTGGCATTCGCTACGAAGAGCCAGTAGAAGGCGATACGGTCAACCTACGCTTTAACAAGTCAGCTGGTGTTGAGGTATTTAACCTTGGCCGTGTAGACCTGCTACCAGATACTGAGCAGCTTTATTCATCTACTGGCACAGGCATGATCGTCAAGGGTGGCAATGACGGCACTAACGACTTTGCCTTGATAGCAGATGGCTCAACTTTGACAAAGGTAGTTCAAGGCTCAGCCCCCGTCACTATTACATGGGGCGGCTCTGGCACAATTCTTGACCTTGCCCTTGATGGCACAAACTACTACGTTGCCAACGCCACAGGTATTTACGAAGGCCCACTTACCGCTGCAACTAACGGAACGCTAGTTTTTACCCACCCAACTGCTGCCACTGGCACAGTCAGCCGCGTCAAGATGAACTGGGTTAAGCAACGCCTTATTGCTGGCGTAAACAACTATCTCTTTGAAATTACACCAATTGCATCATTTAACGTAGCCAATACTCAGCTCGGTGCTTACACCCAGAACGGTATGGCTTATACAGAGAACGTAGCCGTCATCGGCACCACTGCTGTACACAACTTCACCATCGGTTCTCTTGTAACCGTTGCTAGCGTAGGCTCACCATACAACGGCACATGGCAGGTTATCGATGTGCCAAGTCCTACTAGCGTAGCGCTCAACATTGTCAGCACAGTTGTTGCATTCAACCCATCTGCTACAGGAACTATCGTCCTTGCATCTAACAACACCACCCCGATCTATGCTCACACAAATCCAGCATGGAAGTGGACAGGCATTTGCGAAGGTCCAAACGCCATCTATGTTAGCGGGTACAACTCAGACTCATCCAGCGTGTATCGTCTTTCCCTTGATACAACTGGCGCAGTGCCCCTACTCAACAAGGCGTTGACCGCAGCTGATATGCCAAAGGGTGAGATTATCCTTGCGCTTGGTGCTTATGTTGGCAAGTACATGGTATTTGGAACCAACAAGGGTATTCGTATCGGCACCATCGATACATCAGGCTTTGTATCTTCTGGCTATGTTACCTATGGCCCATTCACAACCATCACTCAAGGCTATGACCCAGCTAGCGGTACATACCTTACCCCTTCGGGAACCGATGGTTATGTCTACGACATTGCGTTCAATGATCGCTATGCCTACTGCACAGTCTCTAACTACATCGACAACGGTGATGGCACCAAATCATCTGGTTTGATCAAGCTAGATCTTGGCAAGGAAATTGCTACCAACCAGGTTGCCTACGCAACCAACCTTCGTAGCCCGCTGGTCAGCAATGCCTATCTCAACTCAACTGCTACTAGCGTAGCGGTGTATGGCAAAACTAGCCGCTTGATGTTTGCTATCAATGGCCACGGCGTATACATTCAAACAGATCCAACTAATACTCATTCCAGCGGTGCGCTCTGCGCATCTGGCTACATTCAAACAGGTCAGATCCGTTACCTTACCTTGGAAGATAAGCACTTCAAACTTATCAAGCCACGCGTAACTGCACCCGTTACTGGCAATATCAAAATCTCTACAGTAGATCCAGCCCTCAACATCAATGACATTTATGTCTTGACAAGCACCAGCGATCTAACCCAAGACATTGCCACTGGCCTAAGCAGCCCAATCGAATCTGTTGGATTTAGATTTACCCTTTACCCAACAAGCAATACGCTTTCATCCACAACGCTCAATGGCTACCAGCTCAAGTCCCTTCCAGCTGTTGCTCGTGAGCGTGAAATTGGCGTACCAATCCTTGTCTTCGACTTTGACATGGACCGTTACAACATGACCACTGGGTATGAAGGTTATGCCTTTGAGCGCCTAGCTGCGCTTGAGTCAATCGAATCAAACGGTGACGTTGTCATTCTTCAAGACTTTACGACCAACGAACAAGTTCAGGGCGTAATTGAATCTCTTTCATTTGTTCGCATGTCCCCACCAGATAAGCGCTTCTCGGGCTTTGGCGGTGTGTGCATGATCCAGTTCCGTACAGTTAACTCATAAGGATGTAACGTGACAGGCTCAGATCTAACAACAATTCTCTACAACACGGTATTTACCCTTGGTGCTACGGCAACTGGAGTTTGGTATGTGTTTAAGCATGGCGTAAAGAATGTCATGCGTGAAGAGTTTGAAGATATTAAATCAATCAAACATGAGGTAACACCCAACACGGGCAGTTCTCTTAATGACGCTATCCGCAAGCAGGTCATTCCAATGGTTCAGACCTTGATTGAAAAGCAGCAGAATATAGCGGTTGATGTAGCAACCCTTAATGGCAAGTTTGAACAACACATTAGGGAGCACAATGCTTAAAAAATTTTTTAAGAAAAAATTTATTCACCCAGATACGGGCGATGTTCTAACTTTTGCTGAGCAAGCATCCTGGAAAGTCCAAAGCATTATCCGTAACTGGTTCTTTGTATGCCTTTGGTCTGCTGTTACTTTTGTATGGTGGTGGCAACCAACATGGTTCACCGATACTCATGCCTACATTAAGTGGATGAACCTAGCCTCTTGGCTAGCGGTAACAGTAGAACTTATCATCGGTATTGCCATGATTGGCCAGACTAAGCGTGATGCTCTTATCATTCGCCACATTCTTAAACTAGAAAAGCAAGAGATTGAGCATTTGGAAGATTTGATTGAGGATAAGAAATGACCTACCAACCACGCATTGGTGACTACGGCGTAGTCAGCAGCAATGGTTTTTTTGCCAAACTTATTAAACTAGGAACGGTGTCACGCTGGAACCATGCGTTTATCTATATTGGTAATGGTCAGATCGTTGAAGCTAATCCTACTGGCGTTACTGTTAGCCCAGTTGCTAACTACCCACGCATCGCATGGAACATGCATGAAGAACTATCCGATGACCAACGAGCAAAAATTGTTGATCACGCCAAGTCAGCAGTCGGACGGCCATACAATTTTGGTATCATTGTCATGCTGGCATTCCGTGCCGTAGGCGTAAAGATCTTTCCGCATGTGCTCATCAATTATCTTGCACGACATGAAGGTTACATCTGCTCTGAACTGGTAGCTGAATGCTACGCAGAAGCAGGCTTTCCCATCTGCCAAGAGGCGGACCTGTGTAACCCAGGAGACTTAGCAGAAAGACTTATCTGGCAATGACTTACCCATTCATACAAGCAAAGCATTACACGCCAGGGCGTGATGGCAAACCCATCAAGCTCATCGTGGTGCACACCATGGAAACACCTCAGACTGAAGGCCGTGCCAAGCAGGTAGCCTTGTGGTTTGCAGGTGACAATGCTCCGCAAGCCTCTGCTCACTACATGGTAGATGACAAGGAAGTTATCCAGTCTGTCAATGAGGCAGATACCGCTTGGGCGGTCAACCAGCAGGATATAAACCAGCAGTCTATCTCTATCGAACATGCTGGCTACGCGGCTCAAACACCTCAAGTGTGGGCAGATACATATGCCACGGCTCAAATAGCCCTCAGCGGGGCTTTAACGGCCGATTTAGCCCATCGCCACGGCATTCCTCTGGTCAGGTTAACCCCTGCACAGATCCTTGCTGGCCAGTCTGGCCTATGTGGCCATGTTGATATTACCAACGCCTACAAGATCGCAGGTGGTCACACGGATCCAGGCGTAAACTTCCCATGGCCAGCATTCCTGCTGGCAGCCAAAGATGCTTATGCTAAAATAACGTCGCAGGCATAAGCCTGCTTCTCACTATAGGAGACGTTATGAAGATCAGTAAGAAAATCGTAGAACATTACCTAGCTGCTTTGTTAGTTGCTTCTGTTTCTATCTGGCAGACAGGTAACCACCACCTCAAGACAGTTGCTTGGGGAGCATTGGTTGCAGTTCTTGGACCAGTAGTTGTTGGTGCTTATGAGCACTTTAAGACAACAGCAGCAAAATAAAATTTAATAAGATTAAAGGCCCCGCTTAATTGCGGGGCTTGTTTTTTTTGCAATTTTGCTTTATATACTCGCTATCACACTTGCCGCTCGTTATCCATCATGGGCGCTCTGCGCCCTATCGATTAACTCGCTTCATAGCTTACGCTCGTAGTATAACCATAGGAAAATTTTTTTGTCAAATTGAGCCACTTGCGTGTCTCATTTCAACCCATAGGGAAAAAATATCTCACGGCGTGCTAGAATCACGCCATGGAGACAAATACAACAGTTAATCACAGATCGTTTTCGTCCTTTGCTTCGTGGGTACGATGCGGTAAAGCATGGCAATTAGAGCGGGCTTTTGAAATTAAAACAGAGCCAGCATGGTGGTTTGTAGCAGGATCTGCATTCCACAGCGCAGTCGAACGTTACCTCTTGGAAGTGTACGATGGCCAAGCCTAAAGACATTAAAAGCTTGGTTGTAATTCACGGCGAGAAGGCTGACTACTCATCGCTTGGACCTATTCGCGTATGCCCATGCGGTTCTGATACTTGGCACTTGAAGGTCAAGTTTGATGAAGACAACACGATTGGAATGTACTTTACAGACATGCAATGCGTGCTATGCTCATCCCTCGCTACAGCACCTACACCAGAATGGGGTAAATAATGTTTGCTTTATGGATAAGATTTTTAACGCAAGTCAACCTCTGGTCATCCCGCAAGTTGAATGAGATTTTTGAATGGGATGCAAATGATGTTGACTGGAATGATGAATGTGAGGATTGCGCATAATGGGACAGAAGCGAGCTAAGGTAATCAGTCGCGCGGCCTTTGAAAAGGCTTTCGTTGAGACAGAAATTCTCATGCGCAAGGCTTTGAGCGACATGATTGCCAAAGAGATATTGACAGAAACAAATCCAGCCACTATTGTTGGCCTGAAAAGAGCGCAAGAAATAGTGATAGGAAAGAAAGTCGATGAATCTTAAAGAGATTTGGGACCACGCGTTCCTCTCCGAGATTGGTGTAGTTGAAGAACGCACTGGCACCAATCCAGTTGATTGGCGCGTTGGCGGACGTGAGTCTAAAGCTAATCCCGACAAAGAGAACAAGGCTTGGTGGGATGAGAACGGCCTTAAGATGTTCGAAAACTTCGTTACATCTTTCAAGAACAATAAATGGAAGATCTGGACTACACCAGATGGCAAACCAGGAATTGAACTAGGCTTTGATTTATTTTTTGGCGATGTACGCATTAAGGCATTTGCTGATTTGGTGTTTATTAATGAAGATGGTTCGCTAACTGTAGTAGATCTAAAGACTGGCGCGTATACTCCAGACTCTGCCATGCAGCTGGGCGTATATGCATCCTGTATCGAGATGCAGTATGGCATTCGTCCTCAGCATGGGGCGTACTACAAGGCTCGTAGCGCAATGCTTGAGCCAAGCCCTGGTCTAGAACTGTGGACCATACCTGTCCTTACCGACCTTTTTGCTCAGTTTGAGCGGGGTATTCAGGCAGAAATTTTTTTACCCAATTTAAATATGATGTGCAAATCGTGTGGCGTACAAGACTATTGTTATGCATTTGGTGGTAGTCTTGCTCATACAATTGATCCACTTGCTAAACTTAAATAACTTTACAAGATAAACATACAAACAAAGGAGAAAGAAATGGCAGCACCAGAAGATACAAAGTTCCAAGTGAACTTTAAGTTGTCCAATGGCAACTTGATCAATCTATACGCATCAACAAAAGATGAACTTGAAGGTCAACTTCAGTCTCTTAGCGATCTAGCACAACTCATCCTTTCAACAGGTGGCGTGCTTGAGAACAATGCAAACATTGCATATGCAGTCAAGTCACTTGGCGCAACTGTAGTTGATGAGCCAGTATGGGCTGCAAAGGCAGCACCAGCTGCTAGCGCACCAGCAGGATCTGCACCAGCATGTCTACATGGACCAATGGTACTTAAGCCAGCTGGCGTATCTAAGTCGACAGGCAAGCCTTACAACGCTTTCTACGCGTGCTCAAGTAATGACCGCGCTACCCAATGTAAAGCACAGTCTGCATAAATAGATGCTATCGCTGTCTCAGGCAGCAGTAAAGTCAAGTTATGACCATGCAATTCTGCCCGACCTATTCCCCACATTACAAAATGAGGGGATTAGGTTCAGGCGTGGTCAACTAACAATGATTGCTGGCGCACCCAATGCTGGTAAGTCATTGTTAGGTCTGCACTTTGCTGTTCATATGAAGGTACCAACGCTGTATATCAGCGCTGACACCGATGCTTATACGACTGCGATCAGAGCTGCTGCCATGATTAGTGGGCACAGAGTATCTACTGTTGAAGAAGGATTTGCTACAGATGAAGGCGCAGCATTCTACGCCCAACAACTAGCAGGCATTAAACATCTTCAATTTGACTTTGCTCCATCCCCCACTCTTGATGAAATTGATTTATCTATACAGGCCTATGCTGAAGCATACGGCGAATACCCTCATTTGCTTATTGTTGATAACGCTATGAACGTAGTGTCTATGCATGAAAACGAATGGTCTGGTCTTCGTGAAATTGCCAAAGCCATGCACCATATAGCTAGAGAGACTGATGCAGCAGTATTCTTGCTACACCACACCAGTGAAGGTGAAGGTCAGCCAGATATGCCGCCTAGTCGTAAGTCCATCCAGGGCAAGATCAGTCAATTGCCTGAAATGATTATTACCGTTGCTTTACTTCCTTGGACTGGCGAATTTAGAATCGCCGCCGTAAAGAATCGGTTTGCAAAGAACAGTGCTAGTGGTAGACAATATGTATCATTGTGGACTGACGCGTCACGCATGTCGATCTGGAACTATAAACAAACGCCGACTGCAAGTTGGAATGATGAGGATGACGATGAGTAGTTATGGCAAGCGTAAAGGTTCCAAGTTCGAGACAGATGTCCTTGGGTGGTTAAGGGGAAGACTACCCAAGGCAATGACAGAAAGGCTTGCCCTCGCGGGGGCTAATGACGAGGGTGATTTAGTTCTCATCGTCGCGGGCAAGCCCTATGTCTTAGAACTAAAAGCTAGAACCAAACTAGATCTGCCACAGTTCTGGCGTGAAGCTGTAGTCGAAGCACAGAATTACGCAAAGGCGCGTAATCTTGAAAATGTGCCACCATCATATGTCATTGTTAAGCGTCGTAGCGCAGGCATTGAAGATGCTTGGGTCATCCAAACATTAGATCAGTGGGCAAACATTCATGACTAGCAAACCCGACCTTGGCGCTGTGCTTGAAGCATATGGATTACATGTCCAAGAGCGTTACGGTTGGGTTGCTTGCAAGTGTGTAGTGCATGATGATAGCCACGCAAGCGCAGCGTACAATTTAGATAAGCAGATATACAACTGTCTTGTTTGCCAACTGCTTGGCGATGTGTATGAGCTAGTCAAGCGCAAAGAAAATTTAAAGGAGTTTAAAGATGTTAAACGCAGAGCAGAAAGCCTTGCTAACGGAAGCAGCAAAACGCTACGCGGACAACATAAGTCCCCAGGCTCAGTCTTACCTACAGGGTCGAGGCATAAGCCCGCAAGTGGCAAGTACCTACCTTCTTGGAAGCGTCGTGGAGCCTAGTGTTGGCCATGAGCACGCTCTGGATATGCTTAGTATTCCTTATATTACTCCTTCTGGAGTGGTTGGAATAAAGTTTCGCAGGCTAGATGATGGTACGCCGAAGTATTTATGGCCCACTGGGCAGAAGATAGGATTATTCAATGTCGGAGATTTACACAAAGAATCAGATACAATCGCCATCTGCGAAGGCGAGATTGATACGATCATTTTATCTGGTTGTGTTGGTATTCCTAGCGTTGGCGTGGCTGGCGTTAGCCAGTGGAAAGCGCACTTTCCGAAACTTTTTGAACCGTATAACAAGGTCCTGATCTTTGCGGATAACGACGTGAAGGAAGATGGTCGTAACCCAGGGCAGGAACTGGCCAAGCGCATCAAGGAAGATCTGCCAGCTGCCATCGTGGTGGGTCTGCCAGGCAACGAGGATGTGAACGACCTGTTCATGTACCACGGAGCAGAATGGTTTTATGATAGAATTGCCGCATGACAACCATCGCAGCCATCGAAGGCCCAGACTGGGTTATGATCGGAGCAGATTCACAATCGTCTGACTCGGATGGCTTTGCTATCAACATTCCTAACGGAAAAGTATTTAAAAATACTAACATTGTATTTGCGCTAGCTGGTTCAGTGCGGGGCATTAACATCCTTGAGCATGACTTTATCCCACCTGCAATCAACTCTAAAGATATTGACAAGTATGTCACTCGGCAATTAGTCCCTGCTATACGCAGGGCTTTTGTCGATGGTGGCTATGAATTTAGCAAGGCTGAGTCTGCTGTCGAGCAAGACAACATCATGATCGTTGTGATCAAGGGTAGAGTTTATAGGCTCAACGAAGATTACTCATGGGAACGCACCATTGACAATATCTACACCGCAGGCAGCGGGGAACGCTTTGCCTTGGGCGCTATCGCAGCACTGGCTGGTGGCTCACTGGTTGACGATCATGTCAAAGCCCGCAAGATCATCACCAAAGCCTTGCAAATAGCCAGCAAGTACGATGCTTTTACTGGTGGCAAGATCACAACCACTCTCATTCAGGAAAGCAAATGAGCGAATACAACCCAACATTTCAAGGCGGACCTTTTGATGGTGGGCGTGTAGCCCTGGCTTATTGGGTACTCGACACGATTGAAGTACCATATGAGTATCTTGATACAAATGTCGTATATGTGGTGTATGATATAGATGACAAAACCAAGGATTATATTTACAAAGGCCAACGCGTAATTCCGAAGGGAAGACCAAATGAGCGAGAGAGTGCAAGTGATCAAGAGTGATGGCAAAGACTTTGCATCTTCAATGTGGGAAGTGTATGACGGGGCGGGTAATCTCTTGCTTAAGAAGCACAAAGATTACGGACCCAAGAACATCGCCCAAGCTCCTGGCGGTCCACTTAATGGCTTACGTGTGCGCATGTGGGACAAGTTGGCACGCATCAATCACCTCACGGACAGTGGGGCAACACCAGAAAACGAGTCTCTTAGAGACAGTTTCTTAGATCTACTCAACTATAGCGCTATTGCTTTGATGGTGCTGGACGGGACATGGCCTAAAGAGTGAAGACCATAGTGGTCGTTAGCGATCTACAAGCACCATATCATGATGTAGGTGCAACGACAGCTTTAGCAGCATTTATTAAAGCATACAAACCAGACGAGGTGGTGAGTGTAGGAGATGAAATTGACTTTCCGCAAATCAGCAGGTGGGAGCAAGGCGGTCCAGGAGAGTGGACTTATGACATTGGCAAGCACAGAGATATTACTGTACGCCTACTTGAGTCTCTTAAAATCAAGCATATCTCAAGGTCAAACCACAGTGATAGGCTTTACAATAAAATCAGACACTCAGCCCCAGGCTTTCTTGGCCTGCCTGAACTTGAGATTGAAAAGTTCCTCAAACTTGATCAACTTGGAATTGAATATCACAAGCAACCCTACGAGTTG